CCTTTCATCAATAATTTCTTTCATGTCTGCACTATAATTCAAGCTAGATAAAAAAACAACTCCTCGCTTAAACATCATTGTGAATTTTTTTTAACATCACTTGACCCTTTTTGTATATTATGTGCTATATTAGTTATGTGACTGATAATTTTAGGATATATATATGCTTCTTTGTAAATGACGAAGCTATAAGAGGTTTTCTAGAACTTCACAAGAACGCAATAACCCCAACAACTAAACTAAATTAAAAGGAGAAAGCATGGAGTTTGAGATTAAGAAAGGTGTACCTCTACCTAAACACAGAGGTAAGCCAAGGAAGTATGACATACCCTTGGAGACTATGGAGGTTGAGGACATGATAGAAATACCTATGTCTAAAACTCAAGTGTCTAAAGAACACAAGACTATAAGAAATTTTGTTTTGAGGTTTAAGCACAAGAATCCTAGTAAAGATTTTTCTGTAAGGCAGATGGAAAAGGCTATAGGTATTTGGAGGACTAAATGACAGACAAACATACTGCTGAGTCAGGGCATTGGTATACACAGGAAGGAGAGCCAATGTACACGATCATAGGTGCTAATGGTAAGGAGAGGAATACTACGTTAGCAGATGCTAGAAAGTTAAAGTTAGTGCCATCGGTTACAGGCATATTAAACGTAGCTTCCAAACCTGCTTTAGAAAATTGGAAGATCAAGCAAGCTATAGAGTCAGCAATAGTCTTAGATATAGAGCCTGATGAAAGCACTAGTGATTTTGTTGAGAGGTGTAAAGAACATTCAAAGCTAGTAGGTAAAGAATCAGCAGACAGGGGGAGCGAAATACATTACGAGATAGAAGAGGGATTTGCTACAGGTAAAGAATCAAAACCCTATCAGGCTATCAAGGATTGGCTAGATGAAAACTATCCTAACGAGGAATGGATAGCAGAGGATTCCTTCTCATCTAAAGATGGCTATGGAGGAAAGATAGATTTGTATTCCAAGAATGGAATATTCGTAGATTTTAAAACCAAAGATTACTTAGAGGGCAAAGACCCTAAGAGATTGGTATTTGATGAACATGGTATGCAGTTATCAGCCTATGTGCAAGGATGTGGGTATGAGTCGGCAGAGAGAGTTTCTATTTTTGTGGATAGAAAAGATACAGGCTTAATCGCTTGTCATGTATGGGATGAAGAGTCTCATCCTAAACACAGGGATATGTTCAATAGTCTATTGGCATATTGGAAATTAACTAAAAACTATAACCCTACGGAGGTGTGGGATGAAGAAAAATAAAACTGGTAAATATTTTGATCCAAGCGTCAACCTAGACAAGGCGATCAAAGACAAGCTTGCAAAGGATGGTGTGAGTAAAGAGTGGATGGATAAGCATTTGATCATAGATATGGGGGGTGACGAATGAATTACTTTTTAATTGAACTCCATAACAGAGATGGAGATAAGGAATACTACGATCATGTTCCTATCAAAAGCGAAATGAGTAATGAAGATTTAAAAGCCAACAAAGACTTTTGGAAAGAGTGTATTTTGGCTTGGAACTTTCATTGGATAGAACAAGACGACTATGATGATTGGTGGGCAGACTTGCGTATTGTTAATGTGCAAGGGTGGAGCATACTCTCTGCGGAAGAGTATGAAGTATTAGAAAAATATCTTGGAGGTTGGAGACTAGAAGACCTCATAGCTGAATCACAAGGAGACTTTACTCCTAACGAAAAGAACGCTGATAAGTATGAGGAGGTAGCATGAACGAAGAATATTGCGAGCATTGTGGTGAGACCAAAGAGGATTGCCCAGGCTACAAGTGTTGGATATAGGAGGGAACATGCAAGCAGATAAAAAGATGCCTGATTCATTTTATGAGTGGCTTGATACATGCCCTGTCATTTGGTACAGGATTAAAGTTGGTAATGAGACTGTTCATTATTCGTTTGAAACACCCGATATGGAGGAATCCGATAATGGATAAAGAGGTTTATGTAGTAGTAAGAATGTGGAACGGATTAGTTTCTGATGTAGAAGTATTTAGAGAAGAACCACAAGGGACAGAAGAAATATGCGAGGACACCGATAATGGTGAACACGTTTACTGCTTAACTGTAGAAGATAGATACCATGCCCGAAGATAAAATAAATCCGTCTTACTACAAGAAAGGTATAGAAACGACTGATTACATTGTTAGTCATAATATGAACTATGTTGAGGGTAACATCATCAA